GGTCTGAAGAACGGGGAACGCATCCTCTACACGGCACACAGAGCAACGACATCACATTCGGTGTGGGAACGTCTCGAGCGGATGTGCAAGAAGGCCAGCATCAACGTCGAGTCATCTTTCAGAGCGTTCGGCAAAGAGCATTTATACTGTGAGGGCGATGGAATCATTGAGTTCCGCACCAGAACGTCTTCCGGTGGTCTTGGTGAGGGATATGACCTGCTTATCATCGATGAAGCGCAGGAATATACGCCTGATCAAGAGACCGCGCTGAAGTACGTGGTAACCGACTCGCTTAATCCGCAGACCATAATGCTTGGTACGCCACCAACGGCGATATCAGCAGGAACAGTCTTCCCGAAATACAGGGCAACAGTCCTGAGTGGTGAAGGCTACGACTCCGGATGGGCTGAATGGTCAGTCGATTCGATGACAGATCCGCACGATACAAGTGCCTGGTATGAGACTAACCCTTCGATGGGCTATCATCTCGACGAGCGCAAGATAAGAGCGGAGATCCGTGAGGATCCTATCGACTTCAACATCCAAAGGCTTGGCTTATGGCTGCAGTACAATCAGCGGTCAGCCATATCACCGAATGAGTGGAAGGCTCTGCAGGTGGATGAACTTCCGGAGCTGAACGGCAAACTGTATGTCGGTATCAAGTTCGGCAACGATGGCGCGAACGTATCGCTGTCTGTAGCGGTCAAGACGCAGGGCGGAAAACGCTTCCTTGAGTGCGTGGACTGCAGACCGGTTCGTGAAGGCCTCGAATGGATAATCAACTTCCTTGACAAGGCTGACGTAAAGCGGACGGTCATCGACGGAGCAGGCAAAGGTGATAACCTTGCTGATGCGCTGAAGAAGCTCGGCATCAAGAGAGTGGTACGACCTAAAGTCATTGAGGTCATTCGTGCTAACGCGGTATTTGAAGCGGATCTAAACTCCGCATCGATATGCCACATGGAGCAGGCAAGCGTCGAACAGGTCGTTAGTAATTGTGAAAAGCGGGCAATTGGCTCGAATGGTGGCTTCGGCTACAAGTCAATTAAGCTCGGAGCGGACATATCCATATTAGACAGTATGATCCTGGCTAACTGGGCGTGTTCGGAAGACAAGGACAAGCAAGTCCAACACATCAGCTATTAAAAGTGCGGGCAATACGGCTCGCTTTTTTAATAAACGAATTTAGGTGACTACTACCGGAAAGTGGGGAAAAAACATGGCAGAAGAGAGAACATTCACACAGGAAGAAGTCAACAAACTTGTCGGACAGGCAAGACTTGAAGGCAAGGACGCAGGGCGTAAGGAGTTTGAAGGGTGGATATCACCAGACGAACTGGCAAAACAGACCGCAGAGCTCAACGAACAGCTGACGAGCCTTAATGATCAGTTAAAGACTCTTTCCGATGAAAAGACAAATCTGCAGACACAGCTGACAGAAAAGGACGGAACGATCGCGAAATACGAGATGGACTCGGTAAAAACCAAAATCGCGAGAGATTGCGGACTTTCCTACGATGCTATCGGCTTCCTGCAGGGCGAAGATGAAGAGGCGATCCGCAAGAGCGCCGAGTCATTAAAGAACCTTGTCGGAGCAAATAAGATGCCGCCTATGTATAACTCCGAGATGCCTCCTGAGGAGGATGGTGTTACAGCGGCGTTCAGAAAAATGAATCCAAATATTAAAGTATAAGGAGAATCGACATGGCACAGGATACCAATAAAATGGAAACCTATTCGAAGATCGTAGACGCAAAGCTCAGAGCTAATTCTGTATTTGCTGCTATCTTCAATCAGAGACACGATGGCGCTGGCGCATCCGGCGCTGTAAAGATTCCTGTAAGAGCAGAGGCTACTGCAGGAGCATACGTTACTGCAACAGGTCTTGCTATCAGCAACCCTGCTACAACTTATCAGACACTCGTTCTTGACAACGATTATGCTGTCAACGAGCTTATCGACGGCTTCATGGCTGCAGCAGTTCCAGATGGAATGATCGCTGAAAGACTCGACTCGGCAGGTTATGCACTTGCTAACGTTGTTGACGCTGCGCTTGCTAACGCTCTCATCACAGGCGGCACTGCTTCAAGCGATACAACCGCACTGACAAAGAGCAACGTATATGAAAAGCTGGTTGATGACATCACAACAGTAAAGAAGGCAAAGGTAGACCCTAACAAGATCTGGATCGCTGTTACTTCTGACACATATGCAAAGCTGATCCAGTGCACTGAGTTCATTCAGTCCACAGCAAACGTGGGCGAGCTCGAAGCTGGCCGCGTGGGCAGACTTGCAGGTATGCCGGTTTATGAAGCAATCAACCTCAATGGCATCACAACAGGCTCCGGCTCATCGCAGAAGACTGTTGACTACGTTGTTGGTAATGGAGACTTCTGCCACTTCGTAGACGCATGGAACGTTCCAGTAGGCGTTTATGACCTTGCTGACGGTGCGCACATCGGATGCTCCGCAGTACAGGGCAGAAAGGCTTTCGGCTATAAGATCACACAGCAGACATCTGTTGTATATCACAACGCTTAATAGGAGGTCCCTATGGCAGACTTCGCGACAGTTAATGACGTGATCGCGATTTCGGGCATCAACTACACTTCAGCGGAGCAGGAGCGCATTGCAACGCTCCTCCCGCTGATTTGCGATACTTTGAGGCTCGAAGCTAACAAAGTCGGTAAGGACCTCGATGAGATGGCGGGGGACGACGCGTATGCAAGCGTCCTCAAATTGGTCACCTGCGATGTAGTCGTCAGGGCTATGAGGCAGACACAGACGGGTGAGCCGTTATCTCAGGAGAGCCAGAGCGCAAATGGCTATACATGGTCGGGCACATATGCCATCCCGGGCGGAGGCATAGCAAGCGCGATAATGAATAACGATCTCAAGCGTCTCGGGCTCCGCAGACAGAAATATGGAGTGATCGACTTCTACTATGCCGAAGATTAGCGGAGAAACAGTCCTGCTCATCCCTCAGGTGGATGGTGCAGCAGATGCTTTCGGAGAGCCTACAAAGACCGACGGAACGCCTATCTCTGTAGAGAACGTCCTGATTTCGCCGGTAACGAGTTCCGAAGTCTTAGACACGTTAAATTTATCAGGGAGGAAAGCGGTCTGCCAGCTCGCGATACCTAAGGGCGATAGCCACGAATGGGAAGACCAGGCGGTAGAGTTCTGGGGCCATCGTTGGAGGTCCGTAGGCTTCGTGATCCAGAGCATGGACCACCTGACACCGCTGTCATGGAACAAGAAAGTGATGGTGGAGAGATATGATTGAGACCATCGTAAAAGACTATCTTGAGACAAAGACTAATGTTCCTGTCCGCTTTGAGCGTTCACCGGAGATGCCTGCAGAGTGCATCGTACTGGAGAAGACGGGCGGTTCGTATAATGAGCAACTGTACACGGCAACGATGGTAGCGCAGTCATACGGCAAGACACTTGCTGACGCGGCACTGCTTAACGCTAACGTCGTATATTGGATGCTCGGCATAAGGGATGCGGTGACTAACGTTTTCGATATCTCCCTAAATTCAGATTATAACTTTACAGATTCCGCCACGAAGCGTTACCGCTATCAGGCGGTTTTTGTTATTACTTACCACAATTAGGAGGCAAGATATGGCAACAGTAACGGCTGCAAAGCCAAGAGTAGCCGGCGTGGTATACAGAGCACCGAAGGGAACTACACTTCCAACGGATGCCACTACTGCTCTCGCCGATACTTTTAAAAGTCTTGGATACCTCAGTGAAGACGGATTCACAAACAACTACGAAATCAGCTCGGAAGACATCCGTGAGATGGGCGGAAACATCGTACTGACAGTTCAGACGGAAGTATCCGATACATTCGCGTTCAAGCTGATAAGTGCCCTTGAGGTCGAAGTGCAGAAGGCTGTGTATGGTGATGATAATGTCACTGGTACGCTGTCGGGTACTAACGGCATGGCCGTAACGGTCAAGGGCGATGAAGCTGCTGAATCCGTATGGGTGTTTGAGACAATAATGCGTGATGGTGCGCTCAAGAGAATCGTTATTCCTGATGGCAAGATCTCCGCTATCGGCGAGATTGCTTATAAGCGTAACGAAGCTG